GTAATTGCACGCATAATTTGCACACGATTATTCACTACCGTAATAGGTGTTAAACCATGGAAAAGTGCCTGATTGACTTCGGTTTTTAATGGTGTTTGAGTGGCATCAACGGGGGTTAAACCTTTAATCTCAAGCGTATTTAACGGTTTAGCCGGGTCTTCTTCGCCTGCAATAATCGCACCATAACCTGCTGCAATTAAGGCATTTGATTCCACCGCACCTTTATACCAACCCACCGTAATGCGGTTCGCATTGATTTTTTCGGTATACGTAGTTCCGCTTGCCAATGTGCCATTAAAACCTAATACACCCACACCAGGTTTTTTCTCAACCGGGCTTGCAACCAAGTCTAAATGTTCACGTAACGCTTTTGCATTTTTATCATCAGCGAATGGAGAAATAATGACGTGATAATGCTGACCTGCAACAGATGCTAGTGCAGCAGTTAAATCCGCATTTTCTGCACCATTACTAAATACAGCTGAGGTCACACTAATACCATCAGCGCGGCTAACTGCATTAATTGAAATTTCATTGCCAATTGCACCTTTACATTTTGCCGTTAAGGTAATGGTGCCTTCACTCACGGCTGCAGTTGCAGGGCAGTAATCGCCCGCATTAATAACCGCTGCTAAACGGGTGGCAATATCGTTCGCCGCTTCACCTTTTGCGACAGCAACGGCATAATCTACACCGCCAATAACGGCTTTCACAACACCGCTTAGCGTAGCTGTACCGGCTAACGTCACAGTGCCTGTTGCGGCTACACCTGAATCACTATCTTTTAACCCAATCACGGATAAACGGATTAATGGGTTATTTTGAATCGCTACACGGGTCATTAAATGAGCCCAAGAACCTGCACCGAATTGATTTTTAGCATCTAAATCAGAGTACACTTGAACGGGTGCAGTAAAAGGCGCAGTACCATTCACCATTGGTGCAACAATTAATACATTTTGCTCATTGGTTGGTAACGTGCTTACCGCATTGCGCGAATTATATTCGCTATAAACACCCGGCTGACGAATACTTGTCGGGATATTATCAAAATCAATGTTAGTTTCAGCCATTGTCTTTCTCCTGTTCTTTGCGTGAACGTGTTTCAGTAATCACAATCAAATCACCGTCATTAATACGACGCTGATAATAAATCGACGGCTCAATATCAACCGGCGTTTGTTCAATATAGGCATAAGGCTGTGTTTCAAATGGCACCTTAATACCTGGTCTTGCTTTAACTTTCATTTTTTACCTCAGTTTCCACCTTAAACGGCTCTTCCGCCTGCGTGGTTGGGTCATAAATCCGTCCTTGAACTTGTTCAAGTAACGGTAATGGATCGGATAACTTGGCTCGATAAGCGCTAAACACATAGTCAGGATTAGTTTTATCCTGCGTAGCTTCTGGGAAATACCCATCATCAAGCGGCTGAAAATCATCATAAACGGCTTCGTATTCAATCGAGTAAGCGGTAATCGCTCCGCCCTTGAATAAGGCATTGTTGAAAATAGTGCGAACTCTTGTGGGTTTTAGTGGTTTAACCAATTGCCCCAAAGTTTGCGCATCCAACAAACGGCGCACGGCAGTAATAAGCTGATTAACGCCAACCTCACGCTCATCAATGCCACCTTGTCTAGCTGCGACATTACTGCGCAAAGATCGCACAGCTAAAATAATGACAAAATTCGCGGTGGATTGATGTCGTCTTGCATTGGTACTCATACGCTCAATGCGAGCCCCACCAAAAGTGACAAGGCAAATCGGCAAGCGAGACACAGATAAACTGTCGTCATCTAGCTCACCACCGTAGCTTTTCACCGTATTAACAAGACGGCCCAATCCTTTTTGAAGACGCTCAACAAGTGCTTGTTCGATTTTCGTTATCACGGCTAAACACCCTGTTTTTCGGATTAGTAAACATCACACCATTATCGCCGTCATCTTCTGTGTTTGAGTTAGCAATACCAAGTGAAATTTGACCTTTAGCAATCGCCTCAAGCTCTTTTAAGCTTAATTTGTATCGCTCAATAATCTCATCGGTATTACCCACCTGTGACATAGATGCCAAACGATAGCGGGTTAAATCACAACAAATCCGCACAAGATTTTGCGGTATATCCAGTAATGGCAATTCATAACGCGCTGACAAATAGCCATCAATTTGGCTAGAACTATCCGATAACGCCACATTCAGCACTGTTGTATCAACACTACCGGTACGATCACGATCAGTTAACTCAATTGCATCGAGTTCACCAACACGTAAAATAAAATCCGACACTGTGGCATAATTCATCGTTATTCCTCACACACTGGAACAAGCTCTAACCAAGGATCTTCCGCAAGAATAATCACTTGTTCACCGGTTAAATCACCAGCCGGAATTTCGACCGCACTTTCCTTGTTAAAACGATAACCACATCGACCATAAGACGGCTGAGGATGAATTTCACGTAACGTCACCGCATAAGCGATAGGGTTAATCACCTCACCACCTTCTACAACACTTGATGTTGTTGTTTCTTCTACTTCTTGAGTTTCGGAATTAACATCATCTTGAGTGGTTAATGCTTCTAATTCGGTGTTTTCTGGTTTCTTTGCCATTTGGACTCCTAAAGGGCGATTGCTCGCCCTTGTAATAGGTTATTCTTCAATGATTTGTGGAGACACAATCACTTTCAATCGACCTTTTAAGATATTGGTCGTACCATTGATGATGTCGCCCTCGCAAATTTGACGAGCTTGGAACTCTAACGCTGGCGGTACTAAAATGACATTCGGACGAATGTTCAATAATTTGCCACCGTCACCTTTCAATGATTGCATTTTGGCAATCACCTTCATGATGTTTTCAGCATTGAGTTCTGTTTTCTCAACACGGTGGGCAAGCTGCCAAAAACCAAAACCAGCAGCACCACGTGCACGCACACCCCATTCGTAAATATCTTCGTTAAATACGGTGTCAGACTTGGATGGATCAAATTTCGTTTCGATTTCCGGTGCTGTGCGTTCTTGCCAAATTAATGGTTTAATCGCATTGGTGGTGTCGAAAATGTAGAACGTTGGTGCTTCTGTTTTCGTACCGGTGGTGATATTACTTTGCTCTTTGCTTGAGCCTGTGCCGTCCACGTTGTCAAAAACTGGATGGTCGGTATCAAAATAATTCTGACCGTCATAACAAAGCGTGGTTTTACCTGCTTTTAATAAACCAAACACCAAATCATCAGGTAATTCAGCCGCACTTTGTGCTGCCTGTTGCACCATAGGGCGGAATAAACCCACTTGGTCATCTTCAATGTCAGTGCGTGGAATACCTACCGTACTTTCATAAAGTTTGTTTTCAATGCTTGTACCTTGGGCTTGCATTGCTTTACGTTGACGTTTATTTACCCATTCCACCATTTTCGGGAACTGACCTAAGAAACCATAGGTGTTCACTTTGGTGTTAGAGGATACTTTCATCGCGATAAGATCCCACTGTGGTTTAATTAAGCCTAAACCAGCAGCAAAGTCTTTTTTAAACTGGGTTTCAATCGCTTTTAAAACTTCGGATTTCTTAAACATTATTTTTGCTCCTTGTGTTCTTTGATGAATTCAGCTTCGGTCATACCTAATGCACGAGCTGCCGCTTGTTCTGCTGCACTTAATGCCACAACATTCTGATCAGGATCAGTTTTTGCTTGTGGCTCGCCACTTAATGCGGCCATCGCAGGCGCTTTTTCTAAGTAAGCACTTAACGCTTCTACAGATAAACTTTGCGCCCAATCTTTTAACGCAGGCGATAACTTACCTTGCGATAAGGCGGCTGTGATTAATGCATTTTTTTTATCTGTTTCAACTGATGCTTTAATGGCGTTAAAATCTGCCTGCAATGCAGCGACTTGTTCAACGGGTACAAATTTAGCTGGATCAGGGTTGCCCACTTGTGTAGATAACGCTGCTACGGATTGTTCTTTTTCAGCTAATTTTGCGTAAACGTCTAACACGTCCACGTCAGATTTACCTTTTGCTGCAGAAAGTGCGGTCACTTTCGCTGTCATTTCAGCCTCTGTGCTATCTGGTTTCAAACCAAACAGAGCACATAATGCTGCCTGTAAGTTTTTATCCATTGGGGATTCCTCTTGTAACAAATTCACGCTCGCTGCCACCATGGCTTCCTCCATGCCGTCTAAAGCTGGAGTATTGGTTAAGGCTGCGTGGAAGATTTTGCGAACATAACCGTCAGTATCATAGGCAAAGACTGCCGAGATATAACGATATTCGCCGTTTTTGATGTAGTCCGCGGCTTTATCAGTCCAACGAACATCAGCAAAAATACCTTGTGGTGTGAAATAAAAATATTCCATCCAACCCGCACTTGGTGCTTCTTTGCCGTTTTTTAGGGAGTGAATAATTTGATGTTCATAGTCAATTGGCAGAGGATTACGTTGATTGTTAGCCAACGCCACCACATCCGCACCATTTGTGTCTGTTACATACCATGCCTCCACATCGGTTGGTCTGCCGTCTGTGGCGCGAAATTTTCCATAAGGTAAAAGTTGGATACGACCATACTTCGCTTTGTCAATTTCAAAACTACAAGCGGCAACTGTTAATTTCATCTGAAACCATCCTTAAAAACTCAATCT